ACTTTGCGTAATGTCGCCGCGCTTAATCAGCTTGTAAAGGTCGCGCCCGTCTTGCGTGTCAGCAAGTGCGGCCCTGTACTTTAAACCGGTTTCGTCAAGGCTCAATTCTAGCGTGCCGTTGGTCGTTCGTGCTAGTGGTGCGCCGGTATGGTTTAGCAAGAATCTCACATCGTCCTGCATAACGTCGTCAAACGCGCCGCGTGCTACGGACTCTTTGAAATATCCTAAATCATATTCAACGTCAAAATTGCTGGCATAGCCTTCCACTACTAGCGAGTCATCGCCAGCGGCTCGAACTTCTGCCGTTCTTAATTCGACGTTTTCGCCGTATTGGTTGCGCAGTTCTTCCGTGCGCTTATCTTCTTTATTCTCCATTACTTTCTGTTTCTGATACTTTATCTGAATACGCGCCAAGCCTATCCAAAGCAATCTGATTAATCTGTACCGTGTGCGTATTTCCGCCATCGGTATCGTTCATGCCTTCCTTTTCGCGTACTTCGTTAATACTTAACACGCCGTTATTTAACATCTTGGTATAAAAATCCGCGCGGCTTTGCATATCGCCACGGTACAAATCGTTCAAATTGAAGTGGCTGTAAATCTGTGGGCGCTCCCGCGATTGAATCAACTTGCGGTCAATTTCTTGTTCGATGCGCTTCGTCCACGGGCTAATCGTGTGCCGCGCAAACTGAAGATTTTGCTGCTCGACGTTGTTATATGTCGTTTGGCTTTCGAGCTGTACCAACGTAGGCGGCACGCTAAAAATGCGACAAATTTCTTCGGCTTGGAATTTACGCGTTTCGATAAATTGCGCCTCGTCCGGGCTGATGCTGATGCGCGAATATTTAAAGCCAAACGGTAGCAATTTCGTGCCGGCTTGGTTTTGCGATTTGTTCCAGCTGCCCTGTATCATGTCCATCTGCTCTTTTTTCAAAGGCTGGTCACTTGACAAAATACCGGTCATCTGGCCGTTACTACCGAAATATTCAGCGCCGAAATTTTCCGCCGATTTCGCTAAACCTAGATTTTCGCGATGCAAACGAATTGGTGATTTCCTTTGTAGGTTGCAAATTTCTAGCATATTCTCAGGCTGAACTATGCCCACGTTGCGCACGCTATAGACTAATTGCCCATTCACGTTTTTGCGGTCTACGTCGTAAAAGTCTAAGCATATCAGGCTAGTAACATATCCGCGCGTATCGCGGTCAATAAGTGCATAACCTACGCCGTTTAATACGGCATTGCTTACGATTGTCTCCCAAAATTCATACGCCGTCTGGTACTCGTTTGGCTTGTATTTGATAACATCGTGCGCAGGGTGCAAATTGGCAACGTCTATTTCGCGGCCTTGCTTTTCGTATATATCAAGCCCCAAACTGGCCACGGTGGAAGCGATTTTGTAGGTGCAAGCGTAAACGGTGGCAATAGTAAGCGCCGTGGTTTCGTTAATATTTGCCCCCGAAATAGTTTGCCCGTATATACCTAATTCATTCGGTATTGCTTGGCTGTCGTATTTGCCGACTCGATACCGAAAAAGCGCGTTGATTCTGTCGCGTAGTGTTGCCATATTGGTCGCAATTTACGAAAGGGAAATTATGTCGAAAATGGTATCGTTTGCGCCGTTTGTTTTGTGGTGTCCATATTCATTCATTGCAATGATGGACGCAATAACGCCGTCAACCTTTTTGCTTTCGTGCTTTTCTTTCGTCACGCGCTTGTTTTCGTTGACGTCGGTATAAACGACCGCGCAGCCCATTTGCCAGCGCAGTACCTCGTTACCTCCGTGGATAATGTTGCTTTTCATCATTTGCATTTCAAATTCCTTTGTTGGCCCGTTCATGGTGGTAATATTTTGCGCCATTGGGTGCATTTCAATGTCGTCTTGTATCAATTCGCTAACTATATACGTGCTAAATCGTGGGTCATAGCCTATTGAACGAATGTCATATTTCGCGCATTGTTCTGTAATATAGTCTTTGACGTATCGAAAATCCGTAACGTTTCCGGGCGTTATAGTGATATCGCCGTTTTTTGCAAAGCGCATATAGTCAATGCCTGCGCTTAATTTCTTGCTCTGTGCCTTTTCTTGATTGACAAATTGATGAACAATGAGATAAAAGCAATCGTGTTCTTCGTCACGAAATAGCAACGCGAAAGCCGTCAAATCCTGCGTAGATGCTAAATCCAAGCCCCCAAAAGCCGGCAAATTAGGCAAACGCTCCCACGGTATAGGGTCCGCGCCTTGCATAAAAATATCATCCGGAATCCAAGCGTGCTCGGCACTTGTCCAAATATTCAGGTTCAGACGTAAAAACGTATTTAAATACGACGGGACCGCTTGCGCTTTCTTGCTTTCTTGCTCGAAATACGCTTTTGTGCAGATGCTTCCATATCCGGGGTTTGCTTTTTTCCACGTTTCTTCCTTGGTCCAGTCATCAGCTTCATCAGCGGAATAAAGTACCGGTAAAAAAGTTTCGTCCAAAATACTACCTTCCTCAACTTGGCAAGCGTATTCATGAATTTCAAAACAAATCGAATTACGGTCATGGCCTGCTGTAGTTAGTGCAATAACGAGAGGCTGCGTTCGTGCGCCTGTAGACGTTACGAGAACATCCCATAAATCTCGGTTGGGTTGCGTATGTAATTCGTCAAATATAACGGCGTGACAATTAAAGCCGTGCTTCGTGCTTGCCTCGGCGCTAATCGATTTGTAAAAGCTGCTTTTGTAGTTTATGGAATTGCGCAAAACCTTGGCGCGCTGGCTCAAATGCTTGTTGTTCAATATCATTTCCTGCGCTATGCTAAACACTATATTGGCCTGATTTCGGTCGCCTGCCGCGCTTATTACTTCCGCTCCCGGTTCGCCATCAGCAAAAAGCATATACAAAGCAATAGCCGCAGAAAGGTTGGATTTTCCATTTTTACGCGGAATTTCAACGTAGCACGTGCGGTATTTGCGCCGTCCGTCGGGCTTTTTCCATCCAAAAAGCGGGCGAATTATGTCGTTTTTTTGCCAGTCTTCTAGCAGAAACGGCTTGCCGCCTAACTCGCCTTTCACATGGCTGCAGAACTTTTCTATAAAATCAACGGCGCGGTCTGCGCTTTCTTCGTCAAAGTGGTAATTATCCAAAATATCCGTCTACGCTTTCTTCTGTTTCTGTTGCAACACCCGCTTTCCGCTCTAAGGTAGACACAATAGTTGTTTTTCGTTGCCTGTTATCTCGCAATTGCTGCCATTGTGGGCGCTGTTTGTCGTGTCCTGACGGTGCAGAATAACAAGTGCCATATTCATCTATAAATTGCTGCAGTTCTTGTTCTTCCAGTTCTATGCACGCTAGTGTATAAATTAAAGATTTTAAGCCGGGCGTTAAATCGGCTTTTATTCCATATTCTAGACATAACTCGTCGTATCGGCGTTGTTGCTCTTTAGTCATTTTTTCTTGCGTCCTCGCTTTTTAAATTTTACATCAGCCTCACACGTCCAGCCTCTTTTTAAGTATTTTGAAAACGCAGTTAATGTAATGTTTCTTGGATTGTCGTATGCGCGATAAGCCTCACTAATTGAGTTGTATTGTACGCTTTCCCAAATTGTATTTACTCCCATCTTTTCGCGTACGATTTGTGCCGTTTTTTCTTGGCCTCTTTGAATTCTTTTTGTTTTTTCCTCCTCAAATTGAGCGTCAGAACGCACACCTTTTTGGTAGTATTTGCCTATTTGAACATCATTCAAAGTACTTTCTTCAGCAACGCGTTGAAAATTCTTATAATATTTACCGTTCCAATTAACGCCGAAAACCTTATTTATTTCGTCTTCGCTTTTGCATCCGTGAATTGTTACGGCTCTACTAAACATACCGAAAGACCATTCACTGTATCGACAAGCTTCTTTCAATGAGTCAAATGTTTTTCCGTTAAATTCTATTTTCTCATTTCTGCATTTCATCTGAAATCCAATTGGTAAGTCCTGTAAATAATCTTCGTCGCTTAAATATTTATTTGATACGGCCTTTTTTATAGCCTGAAAAGATAAAATACTCTCGTTTTCGGCTGAGGAAATACTTGGATATAATTTACCATTCCAAAAACAAGGCTGGGCCTTAGGTCTTGCAATAGCAACGGCACGCGTTGAGTTCAAACAGAACTGTGTGCCGAACGCATTTTTAATTATTTCCTGCTCTTTTTTTCGGGCTTGTTCTATGTCGTTTGTTATTTCAGCCACGTGCCAAATGACAAATTTTAAATCACCCCAACAACTTGCCCAAGATTTACTCAACTTTTGACTTTTGCGCCTTAATCGAGATTCGTGTGTAATTCTTCTAGCAGCTAAATTTTCAGTGCTACCTACGTAATATCCCATATTAGTCTGTATGACGTAAACGCCGGGACTGCTTGGGAAATTTGGGCCGTAAAAAAACATAAAGCAATATAAAAGGTTTTAAGCTGGTACGCAAAAAGTACCCGAATCATTTTCAAAAAAAAATCAACTTGCACGGGACTTTCCCATGTTAAAGAATTCTTTTTCTCTACCCCCTATCCCCCCAAATCTCTACGCTCTAGCCGCGACTTACGCGCGTGGCAACTGTCGCACATAGGTTGAAAAGGTCCGTTCCAAAAGTCTCCGCCCATAGTGACGGGCGTGATGTGGTCAACTACGTGCGCAAGCTCGTTGCAGTCTACGCATAAGGGATGTTCACGCAAGTACAGCGCCCGCATAGTGCGCCAACGTTTGGAGCTGTAACGCGGCTCACGGTTAACACGTTCTCCGGGCTTGCGTCTGGTGTTGTGCCACGGGCTGGGCCTGCTGCCTTTAGGTATGTACGCCATTAGCTTCGATAATAACCGTGGTGCTTGGTCATGTGGTATAGCTCGAAGGTGATTGCTTGGTACTTATCCTTCAGGTGCCCTTTGTTATTCCAGTCCTCATACAATAGCGCCCACCTCTCAGCCCTTAGCTTATCATACTTCTCGCGCTGTTCTGTCGTGAGGTAGTACCTTCTTGACCTTACTGTATTGCATTGCTCGTTCTTGATAGTGCCTGTATATATGTTCCAGGTCTGCCGTCGTAAACTTTCTAGGTTCGTTCGCTCGTCGCATAATCTCCTCAGCTCTACCGCGCTGCTCACGGTCGAGATTGCGGCCAAATATCCACTGTTCTCCCTGTTTGAAAATATTGCAGGCAGCGCACTGAGGTCGGACATTGTTAAGGTCATAGC